GCCGGGCCCCACAGACGACGAGCCGCCGGCCTACCTGGACGATGTGCCAATGCCCGACGCTCCCGCTGTCGAGTCGCCCGTCGACGTGGCCAGCTCGATTCGCGTACCGACGCTCGAAGTACTGCTCGCTCACATGCAGTTGATCTACCCGACGACGGACATCTGGGATGGCCTGCGCAAGCAGCGTCTCAAGAAGTCAGCCTTCGCCGCATGGGTCGGCAAGGACCTTGCTGCCGCGTGGGAAAAAGATCCAAAGCGCCGCACCATCCTGCGTGAGTCCCTTCCCACCCTCGTTGGTGGCAAGGCAGTCGAAGGCGCAGGGGGCGGCAAACTGGGTGAGATGCTCGACAACCTCACGCTCCTGCGCGGCACCGAGACGGTTTGGGATGGCATTGGCCAGCAGGTCATGTCACTGGGCGCCGTGCGCGCTGACTACACCGCCGAGCTCACCGGCAAATGGCAGGAGCATGCCCAGCGCAAGACGATCGAGGCACGCAACCTGGTGTTCGATCCGAGGCAGCAGGCTGACCCGGTCAGTCACGTCAACATCTTCCTCGGCTGGCCGCTGACGCCCAAGCAGGACGACGCGCTCGTCGGCCCGATCCTCGCACTCCTGGCCTCGCTGTGCGATGCAGAGGACAGGGCCGACGAGGCCATGGAATGGATCCTGCGCTGGCTCGCGTACCCGCTGCAGCACCCGGGCGCCAAGATGCAGACCGCGCTGCTGATGTTCGGCGAGAAGCAAGGTACCGGCAAGTCGCTGTTCTTTCAAGACGTGATGCAGCCGATCTATGGCGACTACGGCACGGTGGCCAGTCAGCACCAGTTGGAGTCGAGCTTTACCGCCTGGCGCAGCCGCAAGCTGTTCGTGCTGTTCGAGGAGGTGCTGTCGCGCGACGACAAGTACTCCCACAACGGCACGCTCAAGTACATGATCACCGGCAAGACCACCTCGATCAACGAGAAGAACCTGCCGCTGCGCGACGAGCGCAACCACATGAACGCGACGTTCCTCTCGAATGAGCCGCAGCCGATCCCGATCGAGCTGGAAGACCGGCGCTTCATGGTCATCGAGGCGCGGCGCAAGCAGGACCCAGCGTTCTATGCCGACGTGCAGCGTTCCATCGCGGCCGGTGGCATCCAGGCGTTCTATCACTTTCTACTGAACCTGCCGCTCGACGGCTTCAACGAGCACACCAAGCCGCCGATGACGCTGGCCAAGGAGCGCGTGATCGAGTTCGGCTTGGCCGGATGGATGTCGTTCCACCGTGCCTGGAAGGACGGCTACCTGGATGCGCCCTATACGTCATGCCTCTCCGAGGACCTGTACATCATCTACAAGCGGTGGTGCGACAAGAGCGGTGAGAAGCCGCTGACGCTGTGCAAGTTCGCCGGCCTGATCGGTAGTCGCGAGACCAAGTCGAAGAAGAGTGTCGCGGTCGACAGCAAGCACAAGAAGACCCGAATGGTGTTCGTGGTGGACAACCCCGATTTCCCGGACCCATTGGATGAGCAGATCGCCAAGTTTAGGAAGCTCGGCGACGTTCGTGCGGACCGGGCATTGCAGGGTTAAGCAGGGTAGGGAACAAACCCTGCAAGCCGGAGAGCTAGTCTCCATGCGGGTTTCAGCAGGGTATGCAGGGTTTGCGGGGTTTAGCGCACGTAGGCGCGAAACGATGTTGATGCGCCGATGTGTTTTTTTTGATGCTCACATCTAAATCAACCCTGCAACCCTACATACCCTGCCAAGAGTCAGTATCCATGCGGGTTACAGACTTGCAGGGTTTGAATAACAGGCTGCAAAGCCGGAAAAAGGAGTGAAACGATGCGAATGAATCTGCGAACCGACTTCCCGGCTGTGGCCGCACGGATCGAGGAGCTGGGCCGACGCGGTCCGATCGTGGCTGCCATCGCGCTGACCCGCACGGCCAAGGATGTGCAGGCCGCGATCAAGGCAGAGATGCGCTCGGTATTCGATCGTCCAACGCCTTATGCGATCAACGGCACGTTCCTCAAGCCTGCCACCAAGACCAGCCTCGAGGCGCGCGTCTGGGTCAAGGACAACCCGTTCGGCAAGGGTACGCCGGCTGACCGCTTCCTCGGCCCGCAAATCTTCGGCGGCAACCGTGGCCTCAAGGGCATGGAACGCCTGCTGCAGGCCAACGGCATGATGCCGCAGGGCTGGTTCGCCATGCCTGGTGACGGCGCCACGCTCGATGCGAACGGCAACGTGCGCCGCGCCCAGATCACCCAGATGCTGTCGCAGCTGAAGGTGCAGCGTGGAGCTGGCCACGAGTCGCGTGCATCGGGCAGCACGCGGTCGAATCGAACCATCGCGCGCCAGGGCGTGACGTACTTCGTACTGCCGAACGGTAACCGCGGCCTGCCACCAGGCGTGTACATCAAGCGCCGCTTCGCGCATGGCACGGCGATCAAGCCGATGTTCGTGTTCGTGCAGCAGGCGCAGTACAAGACACGCCTGCGCTTCCACGAGATCGGTCAGGCCACCATCGAAGCCAAGTTCTCTGGGCACTTCGACGCTGAATTTAATCGCCCGCGCCCTGGCTCAACCTGATAACCCCCCCCGGGGTTAGGTTCTTCCTGGAGCAGGGCTAGCAAGGGTAATTCAGGCCACGTCATCGCACTAGCAGAACCCAAAAACATTTCCTGACAACTGACCTGACAACGACGAAATATGACGCAAAACCTGACAACCATCGCCGACTGGGCAAAGCTGCAAGGCATCTCGCGCCAGTCCGCGTACGACGCGGTGACCAGGTGCGGCATCCCGGTGACCGATGGGAAGGTCGACCCGGAGTACGCGACGCACCTCTACAAAAAACATACCCGCCCGCGCGCGAACGGCCAACGCCCTGACCCCATGGCAAGTGGGGCGCGGCCCGACACTCCGGCGGGTGCGGGAGGTCCGGAGTCTGTGACCAAGGTCCCGGGCTACGACAGCAGCCGCGCGCGCCGGGAGGCAGCGGAGGCAGCAGCGGCGGAAATCAAGCTGGCCGAGATGTCCAAGCAGTTCCTGCTCAAGGCCGAAGTGGATGCGGTCGTGTTTGAGGCGGCCCGCGCGCTGCGCGATGGACTGATGAACTGCGGGCGGCGTATCGCTGCCGACGTGGCGCCGTTGCGTACCGCCGAGGAGTGCGAGGATGTGATCGACCGCGAGCATCGGGCGCTGCTTGAAAGCTTCGCGCACACCTTCGCCGAGCGCCTGGATGTGCAGCTGGAGGAGCGCGAGGGATGATGGCCTTGACGCCAGCTGCCGAAGTTGTACGCCCGGCGATCAGTCGTGCGTTGGAGCCCGACCCGAACATGACTGTCGATGCATGGGCCGACAAGCACATGGTCATTCCGAAGGGATCGGGCGCGAACGAGTCGGGCAAGTACCGCACCGAAAGAACGCCGCACGCGCGCGAGGTAATGCGCGCGCTGTCGGATAACCACTGGTGCAAGATCGTTGCGCTGATGGGTGCTTCTCAGATGCTGAAAACGCAGGTCGGGCTCAACTGGTTCTGCTGTTCAGTGCACCAGTCGCCCGCCAATTTCTTGTGGATTCTACCAACCGGTAAGCTGCAGAAACGAACAAGCAGCCGCGTGAGCAAGACGATTGCGGCGGTGACGCCGGTGCGTGAGCGTGTTGCGTCACCCCGTTCCCGCGACTCGGTGAACACCTTGGACACCAAGGAATATGTTGGTGGCGCTGTGCACATCGTAACGGCCGGGGCTGCTGCCAACCTGTCAGAGATTCCAGCACGTCGCGTGCTCTACGATGAGGTCGACCGCTCGAAGAGCAACGTCGACAACGAGGGCGATCCAGTCGCACTGGCAAAGGCTCGTCAAACCACGTTCGAGCGCAACCGGAAAAGCTACTTCCCAAGCTCGCCGACCATCGCCGGGCGTTCGATCATCGATGGTCTGTACAAGCAGGGAACGCAGCGAGAGGCCCTGGCTGACTGCGTTCATTGTGGCCACGAGCAGCCCCTGGTGTTCGAGCGGCTGCAAGAGGATGAAGCGGGTCGCGCCATTTACCCGTGCAGCGAGTGCGGCGCATACATGTACGAAACCGACAAGGGACGCATGTTCGCTCGAGGAGCATGGTCGCTTGGAGGACGCGGTGATGGTGAGACCGAAAGCTTCACCATCAGCGCTATGTTCGCGCCGTATGGATGGGTGCCGTGGAAGACCTTGCTGATCGAATACAGCGCCGCCCGCGCAAAGCTTGACGAGGGCAGCGACGAGCTGATGATCGTGTTCTACAACACGCGTCTGGCACGCTGCTGGGAGCGGAAGAAAGAACAGACCAAGGCATCCGAATTGAAAGAGCGTGCCGGTGGATACAAGCTCGGCATGGTCCCGATGGGCGGCTTGATTCTGAGCGGCGCGGTGGACACGCAGAATGACCGCCTCGAGTTGAAGGTGGTTGCTTGGGGCGAAGGTATGGAGGACTGGATCGTTGACTACCAAATCGTTTGGGGGTCGCCGACCGAGCAGGCCACGTGGGACAAGCTCGACGCACTGCTCAAGGGGAAATACCGCCATGCCGGTGGTCGCGAGCTTGGTGTGGCGGCGGTGTTCATTGACTCGGGCGGCGCACATACCAACGAGGTGTACAACTTCACTCGCACCCGCCAGCACCGTCACATCTACGCGATCAAGGGTGCGTCGACTTCTAACAAGCCAATCTTGGCTGTCAAACCGACACTGGTCGACGTGAACTGGATGGGCAAGGTCATGCCCCAGGGCGCGAAGATGTGGCTCATAGGTACCGACACCGCAAAGGATTACTTAGCCAGCCGATACAGCCTGGCTGAGGGGCCTGGTGCGACGCACTTCCCTGAAGGTCTGCAGGACGAGTACTTCGACCAGCTGACTGCAGAATACAGCGTCACGGTATGGAAGCGCGGGCGCAAGGTGCGCGTCTGGGAGAAGAAGAAGAACGACCGCAACGAGGCGGGCGACTTGATGGTCTACAACCTGGCCGCCGCGCACTACCTCGGCTTGCACAAGAAGACGCCCAGCCAGTGGCAGCTGGTGCGCGAGAACGTCAACCCGGCAACCTCGGATCTGTTTCATGAGCCAGCCCCGGTCGACCAGGCCGCGCCGCACGGCGATCAACCAACCACCAAACCCGTACCAACTCCAACAGCGCAACCAGCACACGAACCATGGAAACCGAAACCTCCCTCGACCCCATCACCCCTTCAGCGCCGGCCAGTCGGGAGGCCGTGGTGACCGCTGCGCTGCTTGACAACGCGGACCTGATCGACACGATCTTCGATTTTATCGAACGCGAATTTCCGGAGATGCGCCAGCGTGCGCCTGCGCTCAAGCAACTCGCGCGTCGTGAGTTCGCCGGCATCCTGACCTACATTCCTCGGCGATCACAGTACGAACGTGACCGCATCGCCGCTGAGGTAGCTGTGCTGTTCACCGGGCGCAACGTGGCTGAGGTTGCGCGCAAACTCGGCATCAGCACGGCGTCGGTGTACAGAATCATCAAGAAGCCGGGCACCAAAAAATAATTCTCAAGTTTTAAAGAATCAAAACAGCTATGTCGCTACCGTGGGCGACATGGCTATCTCCCAATCAGACATTGACGCACTCGACGCCGCGATCG